TAGTAAGGTGCTACGTTGAAGTTCGTAGAGAGCGTGACGTTATTAGCTTCTGCAGCCATGATACCTTCCAATTAAAAACTGATTGTTATCTTATAATCTTCTGTCTGAGCAGGATCGCGAAGAACAGGTTCTCTGTTTTCAGTATATATGAGGAATCCTGTGTATGGTTTTAGAGCAGGTGCTGTTACTGAAACTACGTTCGCAGTAAGACCAGATTCTGATCCTCTTACGAGTTCTCCGACTCTAAAGCCACCACCAGTTCCATTAGTTGTTACACGAATAACTTTTAGAACACCATCTGTTCTTGACGAAGTTGTGTTCGCGAAGTAAACAAGACGAGCTTTAGCACCACTAACTGTACCAGTGATGATTTCGTCTTCGATAAAGTCGCCGTTCACGAGCTCAACACCAACACGAGTTGTCTGATCGATCACAGACGCAGTAGCAGGCGAACCATTTGCAAGTAGTGGATCAGCAACGATACCAATGATACGGAAATCGTTGTTTGTCGTAAACGTATTAGATTCAGAACCAGTAGTTCTTACGTTCATCATAACAGATGTGCCATACAACTCGTCAACAGGATCAGAGCCATGACCTGTGAGTGGCGGAATGATTGGGCGAGCAGAAGCACCAAATCCGTGTGATGCGTTAGCCGTGATAGATACGTTCGCTTGCGAATATGAACGACCGTAGTTAATCATCGTAATCTTACGCACTTGACCTAAGAACGTATTCGACACATACGCGACTGCGCGCGATGTAGAAGTTCCACCAGAATCACCACGAATAGTCACAAGTGGCGAAATGATATAACGACTCGAAGTATTTGGCGTCGTGCTGAAAGCTCCGTTCACAACGAGCGTATTGTTTGCACCCCAATACTTTACGATCTTACGATACTGACCCGCAGCTGCGCCTTCACTAATAAACAAACCAGAACCAACATAAGTTCCGTCAATACCAGATGCAGTCGGCTTTAGTCTCATCCATGTCGTGTTAGTAACAGTAGTAAATGTATTTGTTGTGTGCAGATAATTATGACCGTTAGAATAGATCTTAATGTGGAAAATAGCGCCGTTACCAGAGTTGATAGCGTTCTGTTGAACAGTCCATTGTGCAGATCCATCGTCAGCTGTTAGTGTTTTAACTGGAATGTAGTCTGCTGTGCGGAACTTAAGAATTTCACCAGCAGAAATGGTATACATATATTTCCAACGATAACCGTCTGCTGTATTGATTAGCGACGTACCAGTTCCTGTTGGCATAACAGTAGAGTTAGCACCACGATTGTTATCAATACATTTGTAGACGTTATTGTCAGAAGTATATGTGTAGAAACGTTCACCATACAAATCTACATCTTCGTCGTCGTATTCGTAATAAAATGTATTGTTTGCCCAACCGTATCTTGTAGTGATGTGCGATACGTCAGACTGCTGAACTCTTTTTAGAGACATCATATTACGCCAGATATCATAATAGATGTTCTGAATGTTATTGTTAGGAACTGGCGGACTGTTTTCAGACCACAATTTACGATTGTATGCGTTAGCTCCAGCAGTGATAGTCATAACCGGTCGTGGTGTAACGATCATTGTTTGACCACTTAAGATTTGATGCACTCGCATAATATGAGGATCAGTGTTACCTGAAGCATACTGACCCGTCACACTAATACGATCGCCTACTTGAACTTGACGCGGATTGTCGAAATACGTTCCTTGTCCAACAATAGTGTTACTCGTGCTCGTCAGCTTCACTGTGCCAATAAGAGGCACAGCGTTCGCGAATGCAAAACTTTTTCCGATGTAAAAGTAGTAGCGAGTAGGATCCGCTTCACTTACTGATTCGAAAAACTGAATTGCATTATGAATTCTAAAATGACGAGGAACGAAAACAGTCATTATTATGCAGAAGCCGTATAAGTGATGTTAACAACGTCACCAGAAGCGACTGTCTTATCGCCACCTGTGAACAGACCAGCTGAGTAAAGAACGCCGGAGAATCCACCCTTCTTTGCAGCACCAGCAGAACCAGTGTTGTTGTTAGCCATCAAGAATGTTCCCTTGATAGTGTTGGCTGAAGTGATCGAGAATACAGCAGCTGACGATGTAGCTTTTGAACCGCTGGACGCAGCAGCGAACGAAGGCTTTACGCGATCTGTCTGCGAATATCCAGAGAACTCTGTCCAGCCAGTATGTGAGTTGGCCGTATCACCAGCTGCAACAGCAGAATAACCCGTGGCGCTGATGATACCCAAGAACACCTTACCACCAGCGACTGCTGAGAATGTGTTGCTGGCTAGATATGTGTTGAGAAGATGATTCTTTCCCTGTGTCGTAACAAGATTGTCGAACTTTTCTTCCCACTTTAGGTTTCCGTGGACGTCAAAGCATTGAGCCACGTATTTACCTGATAGACTAACCTCTTCCATATTGCTTGCTCCTCTAGTAACTGTAGCATCGGCGAAAGTCGATGTATTGATTGCTTCTGTCATGGTTTCTCCTATGCGTATTTATACGATCTTTTATGAGCCAAACCAGATACGGGCGTTTGCTGATGTTGGTGTATAGTTCGTGCGCAGAGTAAAGACCGTATTCGAGAAGATCGCATTGACTTGATAAGTCGAATCCGATGGTGTTGGTGAATTTGGAACGGTAAGGATGTAAACATTTGTTCCTGTTCCGCCAACCTGAATGCTGCCGGTGTTCGCTTTGAACACGCCGTTTGCGAAGTAAGATGTTCCTGTTCCTGTGCGAACAAGTCTTGGGGAATCGTCGAACACGCTGATCGGAACATTCTGATACGTTCCAACTGTGTAGCCGCTGACAGAAGAAATCGTGCTGTTCGCATTAAGAACCTTAACATAAACATTCGGGATAAGTTGGAATTTCTGACCAAGGGCAGTATCAGTTGCTGTAACAGATTCAGTTCTAAACGTGTTAGCGGTAAATGTGACACTCTGTGTTGTTGTAGATGTAGCAGCTTCAATTCCAAATGTGTTGGCTGTGTATGTAACATCCTGAGTATGAGCCGCTGTAACAGATTCGGTCGCGAACGTATTAGCCACATAAGTTGCATTTTCAGCTGATGTAGTTGTAATAGATTCAGAAGCGAACGTATTAGCAATGAACGTTGCATTTGGCGTATCAACAGAAGTTACAGATTCAGATGCGAACGTATTAGCGATGAATGTGGCTGAGTGAGAAGCAGAAGCAGTTATAACTTCAGTTCTAAACGTGTTGGCTGTATATGTTACGTCTTGAGAATGGGTTGGCGTTACAGACTCGGTGATACGTGTATTAGCAAGGAATGTTGCGTTTGGTGTATCAACAGAAGTTACAGACTCAGTCGCAAAAGTATTTGCGATAAACGTCATAGACTGTGTTGTTGTAGCTGTTGCAGTTTCAACAGCAAATGTGTTGGCAAGGAATGAAGCAGCCTGAGTTGTTGCAGCTGAAACAGATTCTGCGAAGTTCGAATTAGCGTAGTAGACAAAAGAGTTGACGTTGTCAAGAGCTGTGATTCTTTCGCGAACAGAACGACGCGCAACTACTGGTGCTTCGTCAATTTGCTGAACAGGTGCGGCAATGTTACCCGTAATCATATAATCGCCAAACATCTTTGTACCGGCAGGGTGCAGAAGCGACTTGACGATTTCTTTATATTTGTTTAGAAGCTGATCTACGCGAATGACATAAGAAAATTCTTGATAGTATTCGTTGTCTTGTAGTTTGTTGTTCCAGCTCAGGAAACCTTTCGTGTCGATATAACGACCTGGGAACTGGATAACGCCGGACGGAATAGGTAGAGCTGCACCAGCAAATGTTTTTTGGCGTGATGTGTATGAAGTGAGGGCACTTCCTGAAGTGTTTGATCCAGTGTAAGAATCATACACAATCGCATTTGATTGCGTGATGTTCGTAATAGATACTTCGTCGTATCGACCAAAGTTTGATCCAGGAGTTTCAATTGTAATTTTCTTGATGGTTCCTGGTGCATTGTTGGCTACAACAACGGCGTTGTTACCATATACGTTTCCATATCCATCTGCAAGATTCAGCGTAGAAATGAAAGTATCTACGATTCGAACTGTAGGTAACGAAAGATCATAGCCATATCCAGGATTAATCAACGCGATAGCATTGATTGCATATAGATCTGTAGAACTGAATCGTAATGCTTTGCTCAATACAGTCGCAATGTTTGCGCCAGCCATACCAATGTATGCGTTAGCGTTGCTTTTGTTTTGAAATGGCGTATGTGCTGTTACGAATGATGTGTTGCTGTTGATCAGATGAACACGAAGTGTATTAGCTACGCCCGAAACACGAACAAGATCGCCAACTTGTAGTTGAACTTGGAACTTGGTACCAGATCCTGTTACTGTGTTTGATGTATTCGAAACAGTTACAGTTCCTGTGAGTTTTGCGTTAACTGTTTTTGTATTAGCTCCGCTGCGAACAAAGAATGTTTGATTCAGTCTAGCATTTTTAAGATTACCAATGATGTCTGTATTGATCGAAAGACCACCAATGGTCTGAGAATCCCACGAATCAATCGCAGCCGCAAAGTTTTTACCACTACCGCCAGTTACGATAACTTGCGTGCTTTCTTTCGTGTAACCAGAACCTGTCTTAGCGAGCTTGATTGTTACACCACCTCTGTTGGTAACTTCCGAGATAGAACCAATAGCATCTTCAGTCGAGCCGCCTCCACTGATTCTAACTTTGTCACCGATGTTATGATAAGCGCCGCCGTCTTTTAGATTTACGTTGATGATAGAACCAACTTGAGAGTTGATCGTAGCATAGTTGTTTACGTCATTGACATTATAGACACGTTCACCATCAAGGAACGTTCCGATAACATTCTGAACAGTGATATCATATACTTCAAGACCAAGAGCAGTAGTGCCAAGAATGTCTTGAACGTATGCCGTTGCACCAGACACAACGCCGCGAATCTGCTGACCTTCAAAGCTGCGCGGGCTCTTAGAGAATGGAGCTGCTACACGGAGACGTGTTTCACGAATCCAGCGTCCATCAGACGCACGAAGGATGTCATCGCCTGGATAATAGAACTCGATTTCTTTTCCAAACAAAGCACGGAATAAGAAACGATATGACTGCTGAGAACCACGTGATCTATAGAACTCGCGAATGTGTTTGGCAAGCAGACGTTTATCTGCCAATACACTCGACGGAATGTTAATCATAAATTCTTTGCGGAAGTATTCCACAAATGAATCTACGGTTCTGTCGATATCTTGATTATCTTTAAGTGAACGAACTACGTTAACAGGATTACCTTCCTGTTCCATATACTCAAAGTAGGCTTTTAGAAATGCGACAAACTGCGGACCTTCTTCGCGAATGAACCCAGGAAACTGAGATTCAATCTGCGAAGAGATTTGCTTTAGCGTTTCTTCTGAACCTACGATGTTTGTCATTAGAAGTTAGTCAACTTGATAGATGGAGTAAGGATTGTAGCAGTTTGACCAATCGTTTCGATGTTAGATGCAGTTGCTACTGTTTTTCCTGTATTGTCGTCGATAATGTTGACGACACTTTGTGCCATCAGCAGGATCTGGTTTCGAATAGGTTTAATGTTTGGCGACAATGGCGAAACGATAACAGATACTTCGTTTCCTTCAATAGCAGAAGGTAAGAACTCATTGATCTGAACAACACCGTTATCGTAGTCTACTGTTCCTGTGCTGTATTGTGTATATACTCGACCCAAACGACCAGCTGGGTCTTGATAGTATGTTCTTAGAACACCAAATCCATTATCGTCAAGATATGATTTTTTATCAACATAAGTGAATGACGATGAAGTCAAGCTTCCATATCCAGGATGACGCGATACTCCACTGATAGTTGTAGCAGCACCCAAACGCTGGATAGGATTATTGAAGTTGAGTGTATAAGAGCCGACAGAAATCGTAGATGGCTGGAACGTTTTTCTTAAACGAATATCAGCAGCAGTTGTTACGATTGAACTATCTGATCCGTCAACATAGTCGAGGAAACGTGAGTATCTAAAGCTACGATCAAAGCGAGACAGATACTCAGACTCGAACGCGATAATGCGATTAGCGACATCTGCCGCTAATTCACCAGGAGTCTTTGTAGTCAATCTAGAATCGTAACGCACGTTTAAGAATGGTACGATATACAGATAAGTTGGATCTACGACTTCGATATCAATAGACTGAACATTGTATTTACGAATGTTGCTTACGATTTCAGCTTTACGATTCTGTGAGAATGTAGTGCCGTTCTTTGGTTTCGCACAGATGAATACTTTACCGTAGATAGGTGGGCTGTTTTCTTCTCCACCCCAAACGCTGATGGCAGAAATATCTGGATTCTGTTGTAACAGAAGCTGATTATAATCTCTGGCTGTAACTGTGCGGTTTTGTGTTTCAAATGTTCTTGGTGCATTGAAACGAATCGACTCGATGTCTTCGATACTAGCTCCGCCTGACGAACGCCCGATGTTTACGACATTGATTCCACCTTGTCCGTCGATCGTACCGTTAATCAAAGTGAAATTGTTTGCTCCGTTAGGTGCTTCAGCATTACATACACGATAAGAAACCGTAACAACTGAAGATGTAGCAGGTTGCTTACCAATGTAACCATCACCAAATGAAACTTTGAATTTCTTATCACGTTCTGCTTCTACGAAGAATACCTTACTGTCTGCGCTTACATCATTGATATCGTCGGCAAGAATGTATGTCTGATTGTTTCCGCTTTCGTTTACGCTAACAGTGATACTTGTTGTATCTACATTATAGTTTGGCAGAACGAATGAAGTGTTAGATGTGCGATTAAACACATAACGATGTGTGAGTGGAGTGCCTTCTACGATCGTAATGTAATCAGCAAATCCATTTGTTGAATTGGCTGTGATCGTATATGTCTGTGGCGTTACGAAATTGTAAGAAGTTCCATTAACAACAGTCGTGAATCGTGTATTCTTAGGAACACGAATAGAGCGGAATGTTGCGTTAGCTGTGCTGAGGGTAAAGATCATCTGAACATTTGCAGATGAGCTTCTCGCGCTCGTAGGAGTATAGCCAAGTTTCTTAGCGTGTGATACAACAGAATCATAAAGCTGCGCTGTGTCGATAAAGCTCTCGTTTGCAGCCATATTTGCGTAGAAAGCATTATAGTATGTGTTGTATGCAAGTAGATCAAGCAACGTACCCATCGCAGAGTCCGCGAAATCGTAATCAGAGAACTCTGGCTTAGTTGCGATATAATTTCGCAGATTAGCACGAATCACATCGAAATCTAATCCGGAAACAACAAGATCTGTGTTAATAGCCATTAGCGAACCCTATTGAGATTAACGTCTAGAGCGACGTCGTTAAGAGTATATGCGTTTTTGAAACGAATCGTGATATTAAGAGCATTCTGATCACGCTTTTCTTGAATCTGAATTGCGTATGGCTCAAGAGTTATTCTAGCGTCATAGTTCTCAATAGCTGTTTCAATTTGCGTTTCGTATGCGTAAACGTCGATGGCATCGAAGTTATCGAACAGACGACGACGAACGTCTCCGCCAAACTCTGGGCGAAACGGGCGCTCGTAACGATTAGTTAAGACGAGATTCTTAAGCGCCTGCTTAACGGCTTCGTCGTCTTTTTTCATCAACAGCTTGCCGGTAGAAGGATGACGACGAAAAGACAGATCAAAGTCTTTGTTCGTTACCTTTTTCAGTTTGTTTGACAGCTGTCTCTTATCCATCATTGTTCCTTTAGTCTATTAGGCTTATTTATTCTAAAAAAACCCTTGACAGCTGTCACTCAAACCATTATAATATGAAGTGTATTCAGGCGGTACTAATAGCTGTATTTGCCTTTGCTTCATCCTCCTCAATGATAGCCAACGCTTCAATAACAGTAGATGTTGGCTTAATTCGCGGATGCTTCTTAATCAGATCAGGATAGCTATACTTTGTCAGTTTGCTATAGTCAACAGAAGCTAGAAGTTCGGCTGTATGCTTTTCTACTTTAGCAGATAGTTCCATACGTTTCTTTTCTAAGTTCTCATAACGAGTATTGCGTCCGTATCCACCAGAACCCCAGTTGACTGTGTTTGCATTACCAACGAGCTTATTGCCATACGAAGTCTTAGCTGCTGTGTCTGCTACCATATTCGTTTGTGGTGCAATCGTAGCTTTCATTCCCATGAACTGAGAAAGCGGTTGTTTCATTGTAGCCATAGCGGCACCAGCCGCACCTTCAGCAAACAGATTTTTCATTTCAACAGGTTTCTTTGGTTTTGGTGGCTGCGCTGTCTTGATAGGATTAATCGCGTCAAACACAGGAGTTTTACCAGGAAGCGGAAGCATCTTCATGAGTCCACCAGCGAGCGCCATGTTAGGAACCATAGATGCGATGTTAAATCCTTTTCCTCCAAGCGCTCCTGCGATAGCGCCAGTTAGCATCTTACTTGCGAGTTTGTTCATGTTCACAAGTGGGAACTGACGTTGCATCTGTGCAGCTTTTGCAGCGAATGCGATAGGATTAGATGCTAGTTTAGCAAGAGCTGCTGTTTCAGACTGTAGATTAACAGTAGATGCAGCAGCTGAAGCTAGTCCTGCCATCGCAGGTAATCCGAAGTTAGATCCTACTGCTTTGAAGATAAGCGCCGTTGGACCTTTAACTGCTACGTTCAATAGTGTCTTAACTGCTACAATTTGATTTACGATATCTGCTGCGCCAGCTGCTTTGAAAGGAAGTTGTTTCGTTACGCCACCGATAACACCTTTAACAGCTTGTACCGGACCATCAAGTCCAGGAGGAACAAACCCACTTGCGATATTACCTAATGCATTTGCAGCTCCTGCTACGAGCGCACCTTTGATAGCACCTCTAATCGCTTCGTCTGTCGTATATTTTTTACCGCAAAATGGGTCGCTGATATTTGCAATTTGATTATACATCAGAGCGCCAGCTGCACCAGCTAAGAATCCGTCAACATTTCCTGTTAATGCAGCTGTAAGAGCAGAGTCTAATTGAAATTGTGGAAGTGTATATCCAAGCGGATCGTTCATCATAAGTGATGCGTTGCCGACATGATAGATATCAGCAAACTCGCCACGTGACATAGCGTCCATCTGATCGTATAACATATCCATACCTTTATAGGTAAACTGTTTCCCGCAGAAGTTGAACTTCTGACCAGGAATCACATTTGGATACATCATTCTTAGTCGAGTATCAATCTGTAACTGATCCATAGACTTTACATTCCAAGTGGTCGTAGTGGTTTAATAGGACCAGGATTTGATGTTTGTTCTTTCTTATCTTCATCAGACATATTGATTCTCCTTATTATGATGGATAGAATTTGCCAGCACCAGCAATAAGACCTGCTGTATCAATCTTAGATCCACCATCAGTTTCCACAAGCAATTTACCACCAGCACCAATACGAACATCGTTATCTTTCGAAAAGATACCAGCTTTATATCCATCAGCCATTATGAGAGTTCCGCCAGCAGCACCATAACTTCTAACTTCAACATAGTCTTCGTCTCGTATAAATGTTCCTGTTTTTGCGCGAGTTTGGAATTGCTCTTCTGTTTGCAGTTTCATAATACCTGAAGAAGCGATACCCATCTGTCCTCCAGCGCCTAATCCCATACCTCCAGCAGATACAAGTTGATGTTCGCCTCCTGTAAGAACGGCATTATCGCCAGAAACAACTTGCGAGCTTTCGCCGCCAATCGTTTGATTAAGATCACCGTTAATCGTGTCGACTTTGTTGCCGCCACTTATTTCTTCACGATCTCCAGAACTGCGATGCGATGTCTTACCGTTGACTTGCACTCGCTGATCACCGCCAACTTCCTGTAATTGTTTACCACCAGACTTGAAACGCATTTCGCCGTGCGATACTAATTCGATTTCATTCGCTTCGATCTTATATGTACCGCCAACTTTAACTAGCACATCACCGGAGATAACAAGATTAAAGTTTCCTGTGATCTTTTCGTCTTTGCCGTCGTTATGAAACTCTTGCGTTTTCTTTTGTGCTTTGTAGATAAAGGCACCATCATCCTGAATCTCAATGCACGTTCCTGAAGCGTGATAGATGTGAATACGTCTATCGCCAGGAGTGTTATCGAACTCGAACTTATGTCCAGCTTCAGTTGTGTATGTGTGATTCCCAAGATATTGGGATTTCTTACCACCAGGTTTCTTTTCGTCTATCTTTGCCATTCAATTATCCAAACGCTGATCCAACGGCGAATTCGCCAGTTCCCTGAATTTTATTCTGTTCGTCGATAATATTCTTCGTGTCGTCTTGTAGATTAGCCGCATCACCCAGTTCTGAACGAGCGTTATCCAGTGATGCGAGCTCCCAGTCTACACCATTCTGTGATCCCGAGCTATTATCAGTAGAATCAAAGTTATGTTTAGGTGGCGGAAGTGGCGCTTGATCTACGACTTTATCTTTGCTTTTAACACGAGGATCTTCTTCACGTTCTTCAGAACCACGTGCGGCTAACGATGACGAAGACTGATCGTCCTGAGTAGGATGAACAGCTGCACTTGGTCCACCAACACCGCTGTTACCGAATAAATTATTTAGAGCTCCCATAAGCGCAGCAACTGTCGCAGCTTTCTGTGCGAGCGTTGGCTTAGGAACTACGTATCTGCCGTTGATATATGTTGGTGGAGGAGCAAGAATCGTAAGTTCGTTTGTCGTATCGTCCGAAGCTATGATAAGATCATTCGAAACACGATACACATTTGCTTCTACGTCATATGTCCCAGGATATAGTGGGCTGTCGATATGCAGCTTCCAAGTATATTCGCCCTTGATAGCTGTTTCTTCAATACCTAAATTACCTTCGAACAGATAATATGGATTGTAGTTTAGAATAATCTCGATAGCTTCTTTAGGAGTTTTGCCATCTGGCTCAAAACGATCAAACGTCACCTTACCTGTTACAGTCGGTGTCGTGTTTGATGTAGATAATTTATTGACTGTAATCTTAGCCATTATTTACTACCTGATCCAGGTGCGTTCTTACCAGCTTCTTCTTTCTGCTGAATGTGCGGTAAAACGCCAAACACAATAGGAACTTGCGCTCCGTCGCCATCCATAAAGAATCCAAGCACTTTAGACTGCTCGACAATTCCTGATGGAGATGAGCCGATGCCACTGATACCAGCAGATGTTGTTGGCATAAGCACATAGCACCAAGGCAGATCTTTCGTAGGAAGTTTTCCCTTATCGTCTGTGTGATGCCCCTTGATACGCACTTTAATGCGACCAAGCTTCAGTTCGTCTTTTTCACCAGAGAACTGACCTGTGCCACGATCTTCGACTACACCAACCCACCACTTGAGTCCGTCTTGTCCCATTACTGTGCCAAAATCAGCCATTATGAAATACCTCCAGCACCAGGAGTTGAATTCTTGTTCTGCGAATCAGACTTACATTCTAGAACACATTCGTATTTCATATCATTTTGATCGCGATATATGACGTGACGAATTGATGTGACTAAAAATGAACCAGAGCGTTTATCCAATTCCCCTTCTTCTTTGTTCGCAGGAATATTTAAGCGAACTTTCACTCCTGGTTTATATTT